CTCCTATCCGTAATAGAATGTTACATCTGCAATTGTGCCTAAAGAACAGGTTGGATTTTCTCTACATCGTAAACCCGTCCCCGGAAGTGTTACATTATATACAAAAGGTACTGACGACCCATTTGGGGTCCCCCAAACACCTAAAGATGTTCCATTATCTTCTATATCAATAGTACCGGCTCCTGCTGTACAATTTGCAGAAAATCCTAAAACTCTTGCAGGTCCTGCAAAAATTACTTGGTTTGCTACAGTACTAACTATTCTTTTAGCTTTTATATCTACTGGATATGTACTCATAATTGTTATCTCCGTTTTTGTGAGCTCCCGAAGGAGCTCACGTTATTTTATTATGAAAGGTTATTGTTCTGCAAGTAATTAATAGTTACTGTAGCAGCACCTGCTGACGCATCGTTGTTTGCACCATTATAGATGTAACCAACTTTGATGTCAGAAGTTCCAATATCTTTCCAATTAGCACACAATGCAGCTGTTCCTAAAGCTATTTTACCAATAGCTGCGATACTTACATCATTAACATATAAGTCCGTATCTGCAGATGAACCAACTTCTAATAAATCACTACCTGAATCGTTGAACGCAGTTTCTACGTTAACGTCGACAGATACGATTTGAGAGTTAGCTGGAATTACCACAGCTGTGTCTGTTGCTGTACCTTCCACTGTGTAGTCAAATGAAAATGTTTGAGACATTAACACTTGACCTGTGTTTTTAATATCTGTTCCAGCAGTAGTACCAGTCGTATTAGAAATAGTACCAGCTTTAATTGGGCCAGAAAATGTAGTTGTTGCCATAATTATAATCCTCCTAGATTATGTAGATCTAGTCTCTAGGCCGTCGACTATACGCGTCTAGATCTAATTAATAATTGTATAGTGATTAAAATATATATGAAATTTGAATAGAGTGCAAGAGATCCTACGGTAAAAGTACGATTTCAGCGATGTGACGTTTATCTAAGTTGCCACAGAAACTTGGGCAGCTGAACGTTCAATTGCATTTTCTTTATCTGCAATTTTAGATTCTTCCAGTTTGATCTCAGTAATAATACCTTTAATTGCATTATCAATTTCGACCATGTTGAGAGTATATTTACCTTGTTGCTCATACTCCAACTGCCACCTCAACTCCAAGGACCGTTTTTGTTTGTACAGGTCTTCGGTCATGATTAACCTCCTCATAGGTTATTCGACGGGTATCTCTAAACATTCCCGTTGATTCCCATTTTACACTTTTTTCTCCCACTTTGTCAAGGATTCCTTGTTCAATAGATTCAGCATTATCCTCCGCTAAAACTTCAAATTTAGCGTGATGATCGTAAGCCCAAATATTTACTAGGAATTTCCTCATTCTTCACCTTTATTTTAAGATTGTGGCGGAACGATGTCCCGCCACAAAATATTGAGTTTATTAGATGTCTGATCCGAAGATACCTCTAGGGTCAGAGAATCCGAAAACGTATCTCTCTCTAGCTTTGTATCTAACGTTACCAGTATCGAAGTCACCTTCCATTGAAGTTTTCAATGGTGCTCTTGTAAAGTGTTTCAATCCATTAGGAACATCAGTTTTAATGAACCATTTACTTGTGTCAGTTAAATAGTGATTAACTACATAACCTTCAGGTATTGCGCCCATGTTATTGATCGCATTGATGTCATTATCTGCTGTCTGAGTTCTTCCTTTAGATTTTAACAGTCTTTCCGCAGTAAATTGAAGCGCAGAAGGAATTACTAATTTCATTCCTCTAGCCGCAATTTTTAGACCTCTTTCATCAGTCATCGCAGCAATGTCGATCAATGCTTGCTCTAATGATGTTTCATTTAAATCAGCTGCTGTAGCCAATTCATTTGAAAAAGTCCCTGCTAAAGTTGGGTGGTCAGTAGCACAAAGCTCCTTACCGTCCCCACCTGCATAAGATGAACTAAACGCGTTATTTAAAACACCCGCGCCTTTGACTTGTTTTGTATTAGCCATAGATCTTGCTAAAGCTTTTGTGTATCTGCTTGCAAGTCTATCATACAAGTTGTCCTCGATCGCTTCTTCAGTGATCGCGAACGCAAGTGCGATTGTTTCATTTGTATAACGAGCTGTGAAAGTTTCTTGCGCACTGTCGAAAGATACGCCTTGACCTTCAGGTTTAACTGTTGCATTTGCGAAACCACTTAACATTACTTCTTCTTCAAAAGCTCTGTCAGAGTTTTCTGTATCAAATATTTCAGCTGCTTCGTTTACATATTGTTTATACTCAAGTCCGAATAGTGCATTCAAACCTGGTTCTAGTTCTTTAACTAGCTGTGCTCTTGATATTGCCATGTTTTATTCTCCTATTCTTCCTTAGTATTTAACAGACATAATAGAGCCTGGTGCAAATCTAACGATAACGTTAGAGTTGATAGCTGTATTGTCTGAGTTTAAAGGGTCGTTAGCGATTCTCACTATTTGGAACGCGTATTGGCCCGCACCAGCCGCTGATGAAGCGCCTGTTGCTAATTTAACTGTAGATTGACCACTCGTAAACGAGGTACTCAGGTCAGCCATATTATAAGTTAAATCGCCTGCCATCGCCGCGACAGTTACTGCCCCTGCGGCTTTGACTACGTATTCTTGCATAGGATTATCATTAACAAAACCGACACCGTCTGTTGAACCGGTATTATAGTTGGTACCGAATGCTTGACCAGACGCAACTGTATTTCCCCATGTTGGTTTACTTGTAGTGCTATCTACATAGAAAGCTCCATTAAATACACCATTCATAGGAAGAATGTTAGCTGTGTTGTTCGCCCATCCTGCTCCTCCTGTTATACCGTCGTCCATAGTGCCATTAGCTGCATCCTGTAAGTAACCAACACTACCAGCGCCTTGTTTAGAAGCTGGGTCGTTTTGGTATAGTCCCTTACCAGGAGCTGTTTCGATCGGGTACTCAGATAAACCTTGAGTAGCTGGTGTGCTACCTAAAGTATAAGTTGATCTAAGACCAAATCCGCCTGTTTGGTTTGCCATGTTTGTCTCCTTTTGTGACCTGTCCTTGCGGACTTCCAGTCACGGTTGATATAAATCGTTGGTTAGGAATTGTTAAAAAATTAACTTTTCTTTGTACCACCGAAGGTTACACGAGTCTGCCTCTCTTGATTGATTGGCATACTTGGGTGCTGTTCCTTAAGAATATCGTGTTTAATTGCTTCTTCTTTAGCTTCGTTTTGCTTGTCAAAATATTCTTGACGAGCTTTCGCGATTTCTTCTGGTATCCTAGCCAGCACTAGGCCTCCTACTCCGATCATTCCTGCGTATTTGCCTTCCTTCATAACGGGATAATCTTGATCCGGATATTCATCTCCTCTTACGAGTTCGTATCCTGATCTTATCATTGCTGTCATATTCTTTGAATCATCAAAGCCCATGACTTCATGTCTTATCCATCTGTGTCTGAATCCAGCTGGCGCATTTGGTGCATCGAGAGATGAGGGTGGAGTCCATACTATTTTTTTAGCTGTTTTAGCTTTAGTTTGACTCGCACGAGAAGTTTTTTTATCGTCTGTTTCCATATGCTTATACTCCTTCCGTGATTTTTAATTGTTTTGCATAATCTTCTAGTGGCACACCTAATCTTTTAGCAATTGCTACCTGTGAGGGTGTGAGCTTAACAGTTTTTCTGCGTCCTGTGTTAGCTGAACGTTTCGCTGAAGCTACATTCTGAGTAGGTTTTACTCTTTCTGTAGAAGTTCCATCTATCTTATCAAATTTATGGGGGAATTCAACTCTTATTCTTTTGTCAACTTCCACATAATATTCATTAGATTTTGGATCAAAACCTTCTTCTTCTACGAGCTTTTTATGTATATCAAAAGCCGTATAAGTCATTGCAGAATCATTACCAAACCAAGCATTCTTGGTTGCCCAATCTTCTGCTCTAGGATCAGGAGCAATAGGTTGCCTATATTGTTGAGGCGTAATATTAACATCCTTTGGTTTAGGTTTTGATTCATTAGCTATTTTTAAGGCACTCAGTCTTGCTGCATCCATTGTCAAATTTGCAATTTGTTCCTGGGCTGCAACCTGTCCGTCAACGTTCTGAGATTCAATAGCAGTTTTTAAAGCTTGCTTGGCTCCCGCCATGCTATTCTTTACTCTGCCTTCAAATTCAGAAACATAAGACTTGTCTAATTTAGAAAATCTATTTTCTAAATCATCCTTATCTTTTTTTGCCGCTTGTGCGTAAGCCACAGCTTCTTCTTTTTGTCGCTCTGCTTCACGCATTTTACGAGTTAGTTTAGAGATACGTTTTTGAACGCCTTCACTATATTTTTCTAACTCTTCTTTCTTCTCTTCTTTTTTTTCTTCAACTTCTCCGCC